AATCTGCGCGTGACAAAGCGGGCGGGTATAGCGGGGCCGACTTTCGAATCCTCGCCTACCCCCCCTCGACTGAGCTCGAATGACGTCGATATCGAGCTTGCATCGTCTTGAGCTGATGATGCGAAGCGCAAAGGCACTGGCCATTGTTAAGATCGAGCAATGAACCATCATCACGAAGCTCAACAACATGGTCGGCATACATGCGGTGCTCAGGCTGTGCCTTGGTGCACCTATGCCCATGGTCGTCCACTGCCTCGCACCTACCACCAGCACGGGCCACTACTGCAGCACGCCATGCCCTGAACTGTGGTGTGGTGTACTCAGGCGCCTTGACCTTGGGTGGTAGGACTACGGTAGCCGTGCTGACGGTACGCACCAGGGAGGGCAGGGAACGAAGTTTAGGCATGGGGTGGTAGGGGTACCTAGGGGTGAGGGTTCTAACTAACGTACAGCCTTCCTAGCGGCTGCACGATACGTTCTGATTCCCGTTGAGGGTGGAACGGAAAGGGTCGGGACGCCAGGCCCAATGCCGAGGAGGCTAGTTCCTTCACCAGACCTGGCGTCCTTTTGCCCCTGTAACTTCCCAACCAGACGGGGCATTCCGAAACGCGCTGCACAGCGAGAAACCCATATTTTCAGGGGGTTTCCACGTAAGGCAAACCACTTAGCCTGGTTGGGTGAGAAACTAGTATTACAGGCGAGGGCGAACCGCAACACCTAGTGGGGTAATATCCCGACTGGGTATCTCGATCGGAACCTGGCGGCCGAGTAGCTCGAGCAATACCCTTTCGCGGTCATGGCCCGACATGCCCTCGTATAACCCTATTTGGCCCTGAAATGACCCGTTTATGATCTGAACCTTTTGGCCGGGTTTCAGCCGTCGAGATATGGGCAACTTGACGAAGCCGCCGACCTCGCGCTTGCGAATGCTGGTGATGATTTCCTCCTTGAGGCAGGCGGGCTTGTCGCCGGACATGAGCACACGAACGACATGCGGGGTCCAGAGGATCGGATACCAGCGATCGGCCACGCGAACAAACATGTAGCTCGGAAATAGCAGAGATATCCGGCTTCGCAGTTTGATCCGCGGCAGATAAGTCTCAAAACCGTTGCGCATGAGCAACAGCCGCACCATAGGCTCGTGCTGCGCCTCGGTCTGGATCACCCACCAGTCAGTCACAGCCCGCTGCGTTCCTCGTCCCATGCCTTCATGGTTGCCTCGTGGTCCTGGCGTTCGGCGTGGTAGCGATCGCGCCAGGTTTCGACTTCCTCGCGCAGGTGCACGATCTCGTCAGCGGCTGCGCACATAACTTGCGTTGCCAGCACCAGATCTTCCGGGTTGAGTTGCCGCAACTGCTTGACAATATCGGGTTGTTCCACGTGAAACCTCATTCCTCGCTGGTGGATCGTTTGGCTGCGATTGCTACGGCGCGTGTTTGAAGCTCTTTGAGGGAGCTCGATTGATTAGCTGGATTTGAGATTGGTTGCGGTTTGAATTCGAAGCCGGTTGCCGTCATGGCGCTTTTGGCGCGGTCGACGGCAGTCTGGCGAATTTCTGGCGGTTCTGTTTGTTTTGCTTGAGCCGAGCGAGCGAGCGCACCCCTAGGTGCCGAAGCGAGTGAGCGAGGCTTGGCACCTCTTTTTTCTAAGCTAGAAGCAGAAAAAGCTACTTGAGGCTTTTTCTGCTTCTGCTCTGCTCTCCTACCTCTCCTTCCTTCCTCTCCTCTGTATAGCGGCTCGCTAGCAGATTGCTTTCCGTTTGCTATCGGCGCGCTATCATCGTTTTCAAGCCAATGTCCAAGCCGTTTCAATAATTGTGGAATTTCCTCGCTGTTCAACCGAAGTATGAAGGCGAGGTCTTCATATGGGGCTAGCAAGCCATTCGCATCTTGCTTGATCGGTAAAACGCCATCACGCTCGCTTGCTAGCAGCCACAACATGACCAGCACCTTGGCATCGTCACCCGATAAGAGATGCCATTGCCGATCATTGAGCAGCCGTTTATGGATCTTGATCCAAGGAGGATCGCGTTCCTTGTAATGCTGGAATTCACGCCAGTGTTTGACCTTCCAGACCATCGGAGACCTCATTGCCCTGCCGGCCAAATTGAGAAAAACGTCGCTTCGGCGCAGCGCTGTGCATCGCGATAAATCTCCTTCCCACTCCACCGAAATAGACGAATGCCGGCGACTTTTGCCGCCTCATCCTTTTCCTTGTCGCGTTTGAGTTGTTCAGGAAGACGATGGAATTCGGCGCTATCGCATTCGATGAGCGCCAGCAAATTTCGCGCCCGATCGGTAATCGCAAAATCATAGCGAAACCGATCAAGCTGCCATTGGGCTTTTATCAAATACCCGTATTTAGCCCCGAGCCGTTTAAGCCAGACATACAATCGATATTCTAGCGGGCTTTCAATTCGCCACGTTTCGGATGATAGTTTGACTTGTTGAAATGATAATTCGTCCAGACCTATGCCGCTCGCAACATCGGCGTCATCGGCCAAACGCTGCATCCGTTCCCACCAGTCGATATTACTCACTCCCGTCTCCTAAAAAATTATTAGGCGCGCTTCTCAAGGTTGCGTCTCAGCTTCTTAAAGTCCTTCACATTCGGCCATCTATCTTCCACTTGTGCGACCCTATCCACTTTTCCGAAGCACTTCAGGCAAACCCACCATCCCTCACAGCCCTCGCCATAGCCGCCGAGCGTGGCGCGATACTTGCCACAAATGTCGCAAGCTATTTTGCCCTGCTTGTTTTGCTTCACTCCCATCCTCCCCATCCTTTGCCGCCGTTGGCCTTGCGCTCGCGGATTGCGCGGTACGCCTCCTCAATGCTGCGCGCGAAGTCGTCGCGGGGGTTGTAGTCATCGACCTGCGCGAACAACGGCCCGTCGTCGCGCGGCAGGTTTTTGGCCTTGATGCTCTCGCGCGCCCGCTCATCCGGGCCGGACAACACCAGCGCCATGCGCCGGCGAATGTCGGCCTGATATTCCGGTTCAGCTTCGATCAGCACCGCGCGCATGCCCTCTCGCCAAGCCGCCTCGCCGGTCGTGCCGGTCCCGGCAAACGGATCGAGCACCAGCCCGCGCGGCGGCGTTACCAGCCGCACCAACCATTGCATCAGGTCGAGCGGCTTGACGGTCGGGTGCTTGGAGCCGAGCCGGTCGTCGCTGTCCGCCTTGGCGGTGTAGAAGAAGCGGGCAGCCGAACCGGAGTCGCCACCCCATCCAGACTCAAAGCCGCCTACAGGCGCGTTCTGTACTGTCGCAGGTCTACCATCATGCCATTTTGCGGTTGTATTTCCGCGCGCATGGTCGCTCTCCGGAAACGCCGCCAGCACCTCGGCGCTGCCGTCGTGGACGAGGTTGGCGGGCCAGCGGCCCTTATCGTTTTGGCGTGGTGCATCGTTTGAATAGTCGCCATAGATTCCGCCAACCGCATTTGAACCGGGACGCGTCCAAGGTTCGGCCTCAACCCTGCACCCATTCACATTGATCGCGCCGGTGCCCCAGCGCAGTACGTTGGCCGCCACGGTGCCCTCCGACAGCGGCTTGCGCGCTAGCACGATCAATTCGCAGGCGGGTTTTAGGGCTGTGTGCCAGCCCTCCCATTGCCGCGCGGCATCGGTGGCGGGGGCATACGGCGCATAGTCCGGGTGATCGCTGCGGAAAATATCGCCGCCATTCGAGCGGCCACCTTCACCCGCCGCATTGAAGCCTTTGCCACGATTACCTAATGCACCCGCCGCCCGATCTATTCCCTTACTCACGTCATGCGATTTCGGGAAGCCCGAACCGTACAGCCACATGATGGTGTCGCGGATTTCGAACCCCGCATCCTCAATGGCGCACGCCATGCGGTGATAGGTGCGCGTCCCACCCATTGCGACCAGATGCGCGCCGGGCTTGAGCACGCGGTAGACCGCGCGCCATGTGTCGGGATCGAACGCGATATCGCCACCGTCCCACACCTTGCCCATGAAGCCGGACGATGCGCGTCGATAGACTCCGGTTGCACCGTTGCTCTTGGCTGGTGCCGCATCCTCGGCGCCGAACCGCTGCACGATGCTGGTGAGATGGTACGGCGGATCGCAACAACACGAATCGATGGAATTCTCGGGCAGCGTGGCGAGAACTTCCCGCATGTCGCCGGCATGCAGCGCAATCCGATCACCGAGGAAACGCTCGACCGTCACTGCTTGCCCCGCGGTCGCGCCATCCACATGTGATGCGGGCAATAGACCTCGCCCTCGCGCGTATCGGCGGCGCAGAACAGATGCGCCACCTCCATGAGCTCACCCAACGGCCACCGGCACTGATGCGGCTCGAGCTGCAGTAGCGGCAACTTTCGCATGGTCGGCTCCAAGGATGGCGTAGGGGGCGGCGGCTGTGGCCGAGGCGGCGGTGTTGGTTGTGGCCGCGGCCGTGGTGGCTTCGGTACGCCGTTGGCCCGCCGGTAAGGCCGACCTCGAGGCTTGCGTTCCAGCGGCTCCTTGCCTTTGCGCGCCGGCAGCTTCAGCCGATGCGCCCGGCCGATCACCGCACAGCGCGTGAGCTTCTTGCCGTTCGCCAGCTTGTCGGCGATCAGCGATGCGCTGTAGCCCTGCGCCCATAACTGCCTGAGCGCCTCGTCGCGTTCGGCGGACCAGGGGGTATGGAAAGCGTTATGTTGCTGGTCGGAATAGGTAAGCGACATTGCGCAATACCTTTCGCAGCGCCGCGCACGGGGAATGCGCGTAGCGGATGACGGCAAAACCTGCTTTCGTCACGAGGCCGACACAGTGGCCCGTGTTCTTGCCGGTGACAAGACTTCTAGCGCGGAAATCTACATCGGCAACCGCCTTCGAAAGACTATCCACCCCTTTGCAAACACAGCGATAGTTCCCCACAGGTTCAAATGGGGCCATATAGGTTCATATGGTTTCATGCGGGGCGAACTAAAGCAGTGCTATATCTAGCGGTGCTTTATTCGTAAGCTTTCGGCAGATTTTTTCTTGACGGGTTTTCGTCGGCGTGTAGGGTGACTGCGCTCCACCTCGCCCCGACCTGAACCACCACGGCACATCGAACCACGATGGCGCGGACCGCGATCCCCATGCGAATTCACCGCTTTTCTGAATTGTTCCCGCCAGTGGTGGGCAAGGCCTACACCAAGCTCGCGCGCGATCTGCGCCGCGACGGCAAGGTGCCGCCGGTGACCCTGTTCGAAGGTGCCCTGCTCGACGGCCGCGCCCGCCTGCACATCGCCGAAACCCACAAACTGCAATGCAATACCGTCGACTATGAAGGCAACGACCCGATCGGCTTCCTGATCAAGCAGAACCTGCCGCGCTGCTGGTCGCTGCCCATGAGCCAGCGCGCCATGATCGCCGCCAAGGCCATGACCCTCATCGAGGATCTCACAACGCGCTTCGACCTCATCGCCGACCTGCGCGTGCCGCCAAGCATGCTGGCCGGCGCCCGCCGCATCCTGGCATCAGCAACGCAGCGCGAGATCAAGGATGTCAGCGAGGGCCGTACCTCGATTAGTGTGCTGCAAGCGAAGGTCCGCGCCCGTTCCCCAATGCCACCCGGCCCGAAACCCAAGCCGCGGCCCGACGGCCTGCCCGCGGTCGCACCCCACATCTCCACCCTGCGCGAGCGCGCCAAACTCTGGCGCCACCTGCGCGACGGTCTCGACCTCCTGCTGGATCTGCCACCCCCGCCCGACGTCGCCGCCGCCATGCTCAAGATCCCCAACATCGGACTCGACGGCAGACTCGAGAAGGCCTGCACCTGGCTGGAAAACTTCTCCGACGAATGGCGGAAACAAAACAATGGATAAGCGCGAACGCCTGGGTGCGCAGGATGCCTTGGTCAACTGGTTCAGCAGCCAGTCGATCAGTCCGCCCGACGCCTGCTTCATCATGGCATCCCTGATCGGCGACCTTGTCGGCCGGTTAAGCCGCCAAGACCTGGCCTCCCGCGGTGAGGCCCTCAAAATCTTCCAGCGCGAAATGATCCGGCAAGCCAATGACGATTGAGAGGCAATGGGCCGACGCCACGCGCCAATACCGATGGGATGAGGCTGACCAACTTTGGCGGAAACTGATGGCGCAATGGCTAATGCCAACGGTGGTCGATCAAAGATACTGGAACAACCTGCTCGATCGGAAAATGGCTGTCCTTGAACGCAAGGAACAACGCAGCACGATCAGCGATAACGAGTTCGATAAAATATACGGAGACACGAACCAATGAACATCCCAGCAACGACATCCGCGCCCGAGGGCGATGTATTGGAATCCGTTATCGCCAAGGGTGACCTTGCAAAGCTGACGTCCGACGAGCGCGTGAGATATTACACCGCAGTCTGTAAATCGCTGGGGATCAATCCGCTGACCCAGCCGCTATCTTACATCACCTTGAACGGAAAACTTACGCTGTACGCGACGCGCACATGTACCGACCAACTCCGCAAGATCAATAACGTGTCGGTGGAGATTGTTTCACGTCGCGTCACCGATGATATTCTGACAATTCATGTCAGGGCACACACACCGGACGGTCGCTCGGACGAGGACCTGGGTTCGGTGGCATACCCATCTTTGCTAAAAGGCGAAGCGCGCGCCAATGCCGAACTCAAGGCCATCACGAAGGCCAAGCGCCGAGCCACATTGAGCATCTGCGGCCTCGGCTGGCTGGATGAAACCGAGGTCGAGACAATCCCAGGCGCGAAGCAACTGCCGCCGCACAATCCACAAACAGGAGAGATCACTGAATCTGCCGGCGTGGAACAGACACCCGTCTCCGACGCCGCAGATGCCGCCCCGTCCTCCGGTTCGCCGCGCGAAGTCGGGGCGGCACTTCTTATCGAGGCATTAGCGAAGGAGGCCGCCATGCGCGGCGAGGCCGTCTTTCGCGAATTCTACCGCAACCGGACCGAGCCAGAGCAGGTGCGCATCAACGCGATGGGCACCGAACTGCGCGCAATACTAGATGGCAACATGCCGGACGATCTCCCTCCTGGCGCCCAGCCCAGATGAACCAGGATGCGCTGGACGAACTGTGGCTGCGGTTCATCGCATTCGCCGTACACGTGAATACCGAACTGAGCCACATCGAAGCAGGACTAAAGCGGGTCGAACAACGGTTGAACGAGGTACAGCAAAGGAGACCAGAGCATGTCGAGCAACGGCGACGCCCAGCGGCTGGAGAAGTTGGAGGCTGCAATCACCGGCACGAAAACAGCGATGATGCCGGTGCCGGATAGCGTTGCGGCCGACGATGTCGTGGCGCGAGTGGAAGCCGCGGCCCAACTCTGCCGCGATGTCGGCAGGTATGCCCGCGATCACGGGCAATTCCTCGACGAGATCAGCGTGGCCTTTGCCGAGCGCCTGCAGGAGATGGTCAAGGAATACGCCACCAATCTCATGGCGGCCGAGCACCGCAAGATGGCCGAGCTCGAGAAGATCATGGGCAAGATCGCAGGCAAATAGGAGATCGCCCCACGCGACGGGATCGCAACTCCCTCGAGCTGCCGCCAGAATTCCTGGAACGGGAACGCCGTGCACTCGAGAAAGCATCGCAGCTATATGTCCGACTGCTGTTGCGCGAAGCCATCAAAAGCCGAGTCCGACAGATAAGAGAAGCCGAACGAGAGAATGAAAACGATGGACACCATGACTGACACGGATGGCGGCCTGCTCTCGATCCTGCAGGCGATGGAATATTTGAACTGCGGGAAGAAGAAAATTTACCAGCTCCACCGCGCCGGCAAAATCGACATGGTCAAACTTGGCCACAGCACGCGCGTGACTGAAGCCTCGCTGCGGCGGCTGATCAACGAGTTGCCGCGCAAGTGAATCCGCATTTGATCGAGACGTGGACGCTAATGCTCGGCCTTACCCTGGCGCTCGCGGTCGTGCTGCTGGTGGTGATGACCGGCTGTCAGGTGCCAATGCGATAGGAGCCGAAGCCATGACCGAAGCAACCAGCGAAGAAACAAGCGCCATGGATAGAGAGATTTATTTGGGGGATGGCCTCTACGTGAGCTTCAACGGCTTTGCTTTCACGTTGAGAGCGCCGCGCGAGAATGGCGACCATTACGTTGTGCTTGAACCATTGATGATCAAAGACTTTAACAGGTTCGTGCGCGCCGCCCTGGAGCCCAAGCCATGACCCGAGAGATGAACACCGTCGTTGAACTCGGCATCGGCGTGGCGCTGTTCGTGCTCGCGTACCGGGGCTACGTCGGCAGATGGCCGTGGCGCCCGCCGCGGCGCGCGAGCGGAGAGAAGTGAAACGAACACTGCGTTCGGAGCGCCGACGTATGGCGTTATGGCGCGCCGCAAAGGGTGTTTGTTGTATTTGTAAAGAAGCACTCAATCCGCACGACATGGAAGTCGACCATATTGAGCCATACAGGGACACTGGCCGAACGAACTTTCACGAACTGCAAGCAGCTCATTGGTGGTGCAATAGGAGCAAGGGATGAAACTGGGCAACATGCGGCCCGGCAACAAGCGCGCTTTTGACGTGATCCTGAAACGATTGCGCGCTGGCGAGCCGACGACCAGCATCGTAAAGCCAACACGTTATGGCAAACGCGACCTTATTATTACAAGTTGTCTTCAAGCCGTTGAAGATAGCATCGTGAGCGGCGGCTTGGTGTTCAGCCCAGCATCACAAGCAACCCGCCAGTTCTTCAAGGAAAGCAAATTGAAAGAAACAATACGGCGCTATGAAATGTCCGGCGAGGATATTCTTAACGGCATCCGTCAGCTTAAATCATTTAATGAATATCAGCCATTTTCCAATGGCGAATTCTTACTCGCTGTCAACCAGCAGCTTTGTCTGCGTACTAATATCGACGATTGTTTGGAATTAATCGATGCCGAGCATCACCGCACTGGCCAGCCAATGGTGTTCTACATTGACGAATGCCAGATGATTGCCGAGAAAAAACGATGGGCTGATTTCTTTCGGCGTGTTCAGGACAAAGGTGTATTGCTGGTTCTATTGACGGCGACTCCATATCGGGAGGATGCCGATGCAATATCGGGGTTTCGCTCTACAGTCGTTGATACAAATGACCAGCGACGCTATCTCGCATATGATGCCGGAGATGGTATTCACAACCGTATTGATGTTTGGGATGGCATACAAACATTATCAGTCCTAGAGCCTGACGACATTACGACATTTCGGGAAGCTTGGGATGAAGTCCCGACTGTCCTTTGTAAACTCGACCGGGAAATTGTGGGTCTCCCTATTGATGATACGCAGTTGCGGAATTTGAGCCCTAAGGAGACTCTTAGGCATATAGGCAAGGTCGTTCGCGATGAACGGTTTCTCGAGCCTGCGATTCGAATCCTACTGGGCAAGCTAAAACTGGTTCAAACCATCGATCCGCGCACCAAAGGCATGGTTATGACCGGCAACGATCAGCCGAATGATCGCCGCGATAATGCCCATGCCGAAACAATCAAAAGAATAATGATTGAACTTGCTCCAACCATCCTCGGACGATCCATCAAGGTCAAGATTGTTACCCTGAAGACCCTGGAAGACGAATCGGCAGCACAGTCGATGGATGATTTTCTGGAAGGTGATTACGACTTTGTCATAGTCAAGCAAGTCGGCACGGTTGGCCTTGACGATTGGCGCATCAAAGTTCTGGGTTATTTCTCTCCGATTCGATCAGTGGCGGCAATGATTCAAGCGTGGATGCGACCCGCAACACCGGAAGGAGGGTTGAAAATTGCGCATCTGGTCATGCCTGAAGACCGCTTCTGTACAGCGGTCTGGGAAAAGTTGATTGTCGAGGAAGGTGGTGAGGCCAAACTTTCGGAAATGTCAGGATGGGCCGCTGAAAAGTTCGTAGAAACATATTTGAAGCCAAAGGAAGATGAGCCCGATCATCCCGATCTGCCATTCGGTCCAGGCAATGTCAGTGGATTCGATGATTCGCGCGGCAATGTCGGGGGAATGCCGTATTACGATGCCGCCACGGCACTGTTTGAACAATTACCACAACTCAGCGGGGTCTGCACCAAGGCTGAAATCGCCAAGGCGTTAGAGCGATCCGGCCAACCGGCAACAGGTAGTCCACAGCGGGGACAGTGGTCGATCGAACGTAAGCTGGAAGTTCTTTACAAAGATATTGTCGACCTCGCGGAGGACAAAACGCGTCGGTTGATGAAAATCCGAACCGGAGGCATTTATGATCAAGCTGTATATGCGAAAGTCATCACCAAAATTTTTGGCAAAGTCTATCGCTTGGCTGAAGTTCCGAGAGAAGTCGAAACGCTCCGTCAAATAAAGAATGCCGCCACGCTCCTACGCATAAAGCAAATCATGGGTAACCTCAGCGACGATGAATTCCGCTCCGACTGAATCTGGAATCGCTGGCCCACGCTCATTACGTGATCCGCGCTCACGCGAATACGCAATTCAGACCATGCGGTCACTAAAGCGATTCCTCGAAAGCAAGACCTTTGACGCCCAGCATATCGAACAAGAGCTTCGGCTCATCAAGCAGTACAAGCACTGGGAAGTCTGCGGTTTCAAAACACTGGATGCCTATCTGCGAGCCGAGGTGGGTGTTGCCCATAAGGAGCTTCAGCGCCGCCTGGCCCAAGACCTCGCCGCCGATCCAACCGTCACGCCAGCCGCCAGCCATGCGCAAGCTGGTGCAATGGGAGGACGTGGCAAGAAAGCTGTGGCTAATAGCCAGAGCTTATCAACATTCAGCAGCGATTCCGCCGAGCGCATTGTCCGCCGCCTGAAGCGCGATTTCCCTGAGATCGCCGAGGCTCTTGCTCGCGGTGAGTTCAAATCCGCTCGCGCCGCTGCAATCGCTGCCGGCTTTAGGCCACCGACACCGCTTGAACGCATCAAGAAGCTTCTTCCAAAACTCACCGACGACGAACGCGCTGAGTTGATTCAGATTCTGATGAGCGCATCGGGATGACCACGCCGCCGGTGCGCTCACCGCCGCTGCTGGCAAATTCTGACCATGCCTCCATTAGCTTGCGCCGTTTCTCGAAAAAATCCGCCCGCCGATAGGCGGCTTCGACTTTGTTCGAGATCACGCCATGGGCCAAACTCGACTCGATTATCTCGATTGGAAATGGTGAATCTTCGCCAGCCCACGTCTTGAACGTGGCGCGAAATCCGTGGACGCTCAGATCGCTGCGCTCCATCATCCGGCGGAGGGCATTGCGCACCGCGCTGGTGGAGAGCGCTTGTCCCGGCCGCTCAAGCGACGGAAAAATAATGGTGTCGTCGAGCCGGTAGTGGCGCATCTCGGCAAGAATTTCCATACTGCGCGCGGACAATGGTTTTTTATGCGGCAGAGAACTGGTCTTGCTCCGGGGAATAGTCCAGACGCGTTCATCGAGGTCGACGTCGCACCACCGGAGCGGCGGCTTGTCCTCGCGGCGCGGCACGCCGATCACGTCGGCCGTTCTGGCCACATTCAAAATCAAAAATTCCAGCGCGCGTACCGCCACCCCGCTTCGCGTCCGCAGTTCGGCGATGAAGGCCGGCAACTCGCGATGGTCCATCGCCGGATGATGGCGCACAGTGTGAATCTTGCCGACCGCTGGCAGCGCATGTTCCAAGTTGTCTTTCCACGCCGCCGGGTTTTCGCCGCTGCGCCACTGCTTGACCTTGCTGAAACTTAAAACTTTTTCGATCCGCCCACGAAGGCGGCTTCCCAGATCCGGCTTCTTGAACCAGACCGGTTCCAGCACCGCGAGCACATGGTTAAACGTAATGTCCTTGACCGGCAACGCGCCGAGTTTGGGATAAGCATATTTCTCGATGGTGCCGCCCCATTGCACCTTATGCTTTTCGTTCCGCAATCCTTGCCGATAGAGCACGAGGAATTGCGCCGTCGCCTCGGCGAACGTCACCGTCGGCGCCTTGGCGCGCACGCTTGCCATCTGCGGATCATCGTCCTGCGCGAGCGTCTTGCGGTGCGCCGTCGCCTTGTCGCGCGCCTCCGCCAGAGTGACATCGCGGGCAGGGCCGAGCCCAGCCTGCCGCTCGCGGCCGTGGCGGATGTAGCGGAACACCCAGGCCGCGCTGCCGCCATCGATCTGCAGATACAGCCCGCCGCCGTCGCCGTGGCGGCCCTGGGTGCCGCCCTTGATCAGGGCCGCGACCTTGGCCGCGGTGAGCTTGTGGAGGGTAGTCATAGCGATAGCAACTTGAAGAATGCGGCACCGGCGGCAAACAGCGCTGCCCCGGTCCCCATGCCGGTCATCATGGCCAGCCATGGCGCATAGCGGATTTCCTGTCGCTTGCGGTCATGGTCGGCGAGCATCTGATCGATATGCGCGAGCTTCTCGCGGACATCGAGTGCCTGCAGATCGTGCCAATCAGTTGGGGTCATGTTGAACCTTCGAGATCATCCGAACGAATGGCGGCGGTGAGCTTGTGGAGGGAGCGGGTCATGGCTTCAATTCCACGGATGTGCGCGCACGGCGAGCACCGTCTTGGTGCGTGTATCAAAGTCGCATTCGTACTTGTGAATGATCCAGGCGCCGAAACCGTTTTGGAATTTGATCCTTTCGCCGATGACGGTCATTGACCCGAGAACCGGCCCGAAGCGAAGCTGACTGAACTTGGGATATGGCCATTCGTTGAACCATTGAAAATTGTTCTTTGCGAGCCGCTCGATAGGCCTTTCACAAACATAGTTGGCCTCTGCGCTGTATTTCGTATCGAGGCACTTGAGATCGACCGCACATTCCGCCGCTTGTTTAGTCTGCTGCTCGGCCTGCCTTGCCAGAGCTTCCGGGCTCGGCTTTCCGATCACGCTGAGAAGCGCGAGCATCACCGTCACCAGAATGGCTACGGTCCATCTAAATGCGTACTTGCTCATCTAAATCTCCTAATCCTAATCGTTCAGCCCATCAGGCCGATGTTTTTCAAAACAACCACCGTCGAGGTCACGACCGCACCGATGCCGAACATCAATGTGACGACGGCTTGATACAGGGCGGCGATCGACGGCTTGGCGTCGAGCTTGGCCTCGACCTCGGCGAAATGCCGATCCACATCCGCGCGCAAGCCAAGCAGGTCAGCGCGCAAGATCTCGAATTCGCTGGCGGTCATGACGTGTCCTCCTCACCGCCTATAGGAACGGTAGCGATAATCGCTCGTGCCGAAGGGTGAGGTGATCACCGTTCGGCTTTCATAATCGGGCGCGCTGAGCTCGCGAAACGGCACGCTGCCGACTGCAGGCAGGCCCCGAGCGATTACTCTTGCGGCACCGGGTGTCTTGGTGCCGTCAGGGTTGAACCAATTTGCAGCGCTCGATGGGCTGACCATGGCGGTTGCTAATAGCATTGCGACAAAAACAGTCTTCACGTTTCGAGTTCCTTTTTTGGGTTCCCCGGTGTGGCTCCCGGTATGGGAACCCATGGGGGTGGCAGTTTTCATCCCCATCTGCATCCCCATTGCCAGCCGGAAACGGCGGGAAACGGGGTGCACCGGGACGGCCACACAAGTAGGCTAGTTGTGCCGATGTTGCAAGGGCTAATGCGCCCTTAACGGCCCGGAACGGACCTAAATGGAACAGTTAAATAACGGGGAGGATGGGGGCCGCACCTAGCTCTTTTCTACAATAATTTCAAATAAGTAGCTGTTAACGATTGTGTCACCCCCATGCCCACCCCCATGCAGAAATTCGTGTGCGATATCAATAAGATATCATGAAGGCTCCGGGACTGGGAGCCACACCATGCCAGTTTGCTTAGGAAAACGCGCGATTTCGCACAATCCCACCCCCATGGACCGAATCCTCGGTCTTGGGACCACGGCGCGAAGGTCCTGGTGCCACAAGATTGTGTAAAAATTGGATATCTGGAAATCGGGTTCTGTCACATGGTTGTAATATCCATCTAAGACTACCCAGCGCTCGGGGCATCGCGGCGCACCCATTCAGTTCAAGATTGGGGATCACATGCGTACCGCAGCCGCAAAAGAGGCGCGGATCATCCGTGCCAACTCGCTTCACCGCATCCGCATCGCACGCCACCTCACGCAGGCGCAGGTCGCCAACCGCGTCGGCATCACCGCCAATCAGGTCTCGCGCTATGAGCACGGCCGCGATGATCCCGGCCTCGATGTGTTCGACCGCCTGCTGGTCGCGCTTGGATGCTCTTACGAGGATCTCCGCGTATCGCCTGAGAATGGGAAACCACAACTCATCTCAATCAAGCCGGCGAAGCTCGGATTCTACGGCAGACTTGTCGATAGCGATGTCGTCGATGTCGATGCCCAGGTCAAGGCCGCCTGTGGTCTGCCGTCGGACGCGCCCCCTCACTTGGCCTGGCAGACTTGGTTCGCGGGTGTTCATGCCGATGACTGCCCGCGCGTGAAGGCCGAACTCACTCGCCTCAAGGATCGGCGCGATGGCATTTTCAATACACGCTATCGCTTGATTGGCCGGGATGGCGTCGAGCGCCAGATTGTCGACTATGGCCGCATGATCTTTGACGATGGGGGGCGACCGGTTCGTTTGCAGGGGTTGTTGTTCGACATCACCTCTGAGCCCAGAACAGAAAACACCGACCACAAGATTGCTAATATTCTTGTGACCGTTCACCAGCATCTGGGTAAATCTGCCTAATCCGGCGGCACCTCACGGATCAGTTTGTTGAGCTCGCGCCCAGGATTAAACCCGATGGCCTTGGCGATCTTCAGGAACTCGCAGACATCGATCCGGCGCTGGCCACTCTCAATCCGGGCGATGAAGCTTTGGTATTCGCCCAGCCGCTTGGCGACATCCCGTTGCCGCAGGCCCTCCTTCTCGCGGTTGCGGATGAGCAATTCCACAAGCGCCTTGTGGCAGGCTGTGCCGATGATTCTCATTTTCAGATTCAGCCCCGCCGCGGGGTCAAATCTTAAAATGGGGTTAGGGACGACTGTTGAAAAGTCCTCAAACAAAAAGGCCGCCGCCCGTAGGCGACGGCCCGTGTTGATATCCTGGAAACCTTACGAGACGGCCACCAATCCTAGCCCGCTTTGTCGAGCTCCGCCAGGATCGCCGCGCTGGTGCCGGTCAATTCTCCCTCATGATGTTAGGCGTCAGCGGCAAGGCCGCGCCGACTGCCGGACTCGGGCCGTGGCCGATGATGCGCACCGCCGGCAGGCCAAACAGCAAGGCGATGATCAGGTAGAGCACGATCAGCAGCACCACCAGCAAGTACAGCCGCTGCACGTCCCAGTCGACGGTGAAGTTCATCCACTTCGCGAACATGACGATGACGGCACCAACCAGCACCAGAACTGCCGCGACGATGGCGACGTTGATGATGCCGAGGACCAGACCTTGCAAGCTCATGGCCTTCCTCCATTTTCATTCTTCGATGACGGCGTGAACAGCTTGACGACGTGCTGCTCGAGCGCTTGGTCGAGCCCTTTGCGCAACAGGTCGGTCAGGTCGGTCATGGGCGAACCAGCATGATCCCGAGGATAACCAGCACCGCGACGCAAAGCGCGAACCACGCGACGTTATGGGCAAAGCGCCGCCAGGGTTGGAGGCGTTGCCGCATCACGCTGGCGCGTTGCCTGTGATGATCACATGCGCACTGCCGGGCGGATCGATCGTGATGGTGATGGTCGCGATCACCGGCTCGGGCTCGGGCTCGGGCGGGATCGGCTCGGCTTCCAGCACCAGCGCTTGCACCGCCGACAGCAAGGTGTCGGCATCCTTGTTGATCTCGACTTCCTTGCGGTTGATCGGTCCCCAATGCTTGCGCAATTTGCGCATGCCGATGCCAGTGACGAAGGCGGCGAATGACGGCGAGAATTTGGCCAAGAACTGGTAACGAGCACCATCGCCGCTGCCAAAGCTGCCGAGCCCCGCCGCTGTCGGGCTCAAGCCTTGCTGGAATGACGGGAGGAAACCATTCGGGTCTTCCCAATATTCTGTCAGCAGCGGCACAATGTTCGAGCTGCACGAGCGGATATTCCACGATGTCTGGAACAAGCCCGCCTCGCACGTTTCAGATGATGTGTTCGACGCAGTGGTGTCGCGCCCTTCATAGTATTTGCCGGACGACTCGCGCATCCCGAGCCCGATCATCATCACGAACAGGTGCCGCAGGGTGTCATAGCCCGCAGTCGAATTGTCCATGCCCTTGGCGGCAAACTCGCTGCGATACCATGTCAGCGCATCGGTCTGATCATCGGGGCGCTGCGCCTGCGCCATCTCGACAGCACGCGGCAACCCTTCCTCCAATTCCAGCACCGCCACACCGAACGCATTGGCCATGCCGTTGAGATAGGCGCGTGGCGCTTTGCCGCGATCCTTCCACGAGTAGTTTACGAGCGGAGACTTGCCGACCAGATCGATGATGGCCGCGCTCAACTCTGGTGGCACTAGACCGTCGTCGCCTTCGTCCATGCGCGCGTCGAGATCATCGACCGCCGCCCATGTGGCGTCGCCGACCACGCCGTCGACGCCCAACTTTGCTGCCGCTTGGAAGCTCTTGACCTGTGCATCAGTGATCGCGCCAAAGTCGCCATCGGCTGGGACGAGGCCGAGCGACGTCTGCAACGCCGCCACGTCCGGCCCTTTATCGCCCTTCTTGAGCTCGCGCCGCGCAGCTGGCGGCACCGGCGGCACCGGCCCGGCCGCGCTCGGCCAGACCAGGGCAATCACGCTGCTGATCGGAAAGCTCTGCGTATTGATGGCGTCGGACTGATTGCCGCCGCGGCAGACGTAGTTGCTGCCCGACGTGCTTTCGTACAGCGTGACATGGCCGCCGCCGGATCGCGTCATCACCACGATGCAGCCGGGCCGCGGCGACGCCAGCCGCGCATAGCCGGGATCGCTCGCCCATGCCTGCGCCCATAGGAACTTGTCGGTATCGGTCGGCCCGAACACCGGCCGGATGCCGGCCATGGTCATGCAATAGGCCACGGTGAGCCCGCACCACGGCACCGAGTCGTGATTGTACTGCGCGCAATAGTCCGCCATCTCGGGATAGGTGCGCGCGATCTCGGCCGCCATCGCCATGATCTTCGGATTGTCGGCGGCACCCGGCGTCTCGACGATGCCGGTCATGGCGCGCATGACCGCCAGCCATTCCGGTGTTTCGTCGGCGCGTGTGCGCGCAACCGCCTGCGGTGCCGCCATCATCATCTCCTGAATGTTCGGAAAACTTCTAGTCGCGGGGCGACTCACCCAGGGCAATCTGGTGGCGCCCACGCCGCAACCGACTTGCTTGCTCTGAGATATGCCACGACCCCATTGGTCACTCCGGTGCGCGCCCGTTCGGGCTGGCCGCGATCGTCCCGCATCCAGACTTCGAACATATGAACCACATGATTTTTAAGCGCAGTGTCTAAAGCGTCGGACATGATTGTGCGGACTGTCTCTCGTGTCGTGGGGTCAGCGCAAATCACCGGCGTCGATTGCGCACTCGCCATCTCGAACCCGATATTAGGCAGTTGCGGTGGTGGGCAACACGTCGTCAACAGCAGTGCAAGCGCCATCAGTCCGGCACTTTTACACCCTGACACGCATGCACTAATCTTTCCCATCGATCGATCTCTGTATTCCATCGCTCGCTAATTTTCAGCGACACGTACCCCGAGAATGCCATGAACAACACGTTGAAAATCACTAGAGCTAGAACGATCGGCGCTGCCCTAAGTGCATCTACCGTGTTGATGGCGACCTTGCCGACTTCTTCGCTGATACCTGGGTTCATTTGGTGCCGCCCATCAATGTCTTGAGGTGCTCCCAGTCCAGTTCGACGCATTTGGCCAACAGCTTCTGCGAGTCGGCATTGGCCTTGTAGACCTGCTCCATCGCGTTGCCGCCGGTCCAGAAGATATAGGCCAGCAGTGCAAAGTTCATGACGACGAGCGCAAGCGCGAGCGGCTGCGTTCGCATGATATCGAAGAAGCCGCCGACTGCCTTGCTGGTTTCTCCAATAACGCTCATGGCAGTTCCGACCAGTGCTCGAAGCCGAGCCAGCCCACAAATGCCAGCACCAGCAGGATCACGACAACGACCGCGATCCAGGGCAATGCCGCTCGGGTGTTTGGGGTCATAGCGACGTGCTGTAATTGACGTTGAGCGTGTCCCCGTTCACCACCGCCTTGTCGCCGGTCGCGAACGTGCCGGCCGACCACAGCGTACCGGCGGTGCTGTCTTTGGTGTTGGATGCGCTGCTGCCATAGACAAGGAACGCACCCTTGACGGTGCCGGTGCTAGTGATTGCGAATGACAGCGTTCCTGACAGCGCTTTCGCTCCCGAGGCCGCCGCCGACCACACGGTGGTCTTGCGGTTGCCGGAAAAGGTCGGCGCATTAACGCCACCAGCCTCGAGCCAGCCGGCATGCGAGGCCATGGTGTCGCCCGCCGCCACCGCCGTGTACGATATTGACGAGATCAGGCCCATGAACGGCCCGGTCACGGTATAGCTTGTCCCGGCGAGGAACGTATCAAGTGCCAGGTTCTTGCCGACTGTGCACACGACATTATCGATGACCTCGCGCCATTTCAGCTTGCCGTCGGCGCCGATGCATTCGATCTCATAGCGGCCATGCGCCTCGACGTTTTCACTGAGGCCGCTTCTGCGAATCACGGATGCATCATGGCATTCGCGCGCATCTGCGCGTTCGTCGGTCATTTGTGTTCTCCGTTGCTGTTATGGCCACCCAGCGGTAAATCCGCTCGGCACCGCACCGCTGAAAGCACTCATACCGAAATTAGCGGTCGCGGCATCACCAGCCGCATTAGGTGCAAATAGTGGATATAGCGTACCCGATATCGAAGCGATGCTTATGCCGCCCGTTCCAGTGGCCGGATTTGCTGTGGCGCTGCCGTTCCAATTGCCCGCAGGCGCAACACGAAACCAGATCAAACTGGCAGTAAAATCCGCTGCGATCCCAATAATGCTCCCATTGGGAAAATTACCCATGGGAGAGTTACCCATGTTGACATTGTTCACCCAAACAATACCGGAGTTATAAACAATAGCGCTTCCCACAGAGCCAATCGGAAAGTTGCCCAAATTTGCGGTAGATAAAGCGATACCGACGGCAGTGGAAGCATTGGCCCATGTTGTAACCGTGAGTTCAAAATAATATTTGCCGGAACTATGACCGCTGACTGCGCGCACACCCGCAAAGCCGGCTGTTCCTGTGGCAGTCAAATTGCTATTGCTCAATGTGATGCTAGAGCTTTTATCTCCTGGGTTCCAATTCGTGCCTATGACAGCCGGCGTTACTATGCCATCTTGCGTTGAAGCAGAGGTCACAGTTTCAAGGATTGCAACGATATCCGCAGCCCCAAGCACCGTGCCATCTTGCGTCGAACCTGCAGTGAGTTCTTCGACGACCTCAGCGCCGGCGATAAGCCCTGCATCCGGGCTGTCGGAAGCCGTCGCCGCATCGCTCAGAATCTCACCAAAAAAGACATCAAGGGTATCGTCCGCGGAGGCTGGATCGTCGATCAATGTTTCAAGAACTTGCCCACTTGTCGAGGCATCATCCGCGCCGGCAATTTCCAAAAGCTCGGCGGCAATCGCCCTGCGCGGCGCCCACATGCTTACATTGCAGACAAGCATTACGCCGTTTCATTCTCTGGTTGGATTTCGGATAATGGCGCGGCAGTGATCGTGTTTATATGCAGATGCAAAACGTCCGAGCCATCAAAGACCGTCTCCCACGTCTCGCCGTCGTCAATTGATGCTGCAATCCTCGCCTTGGGACCAGTTCCCGCCGCCCCGCCCACCATCAAAATTTCCGAGGCATAAGCCACACAGGTCACATAATCCACCGGCGTGACCTTCGTCGATTTGGTTACATCTTTGCCTTGCTCCTGAATCGTGATGTCTATCGAATTGCCAAATTCCGACCAAATTGGAAGCTCATGGAAATACCATTCCTTATCAAACTTGGTTGGCGTTGCCAGAAAACTCCTGACGATCTTGCCCTCGTCGTCCCGCGTCTCGGAATAACCAAAGTGCCCATCCGGCAAGTTTGCTATTGGATTGATGTGCGGCATGAATAACGGCGGCGGCGTGAGGTTCGGCGGCTCAGGACCGACATGCGGATAATAATCATAGCTGTTAAATCTCAAGTATTCGCCGCCTTCGGCGAAGCTCTCGCCATTGGATGATGTCAGCAACCGATCCCAGATCTTGCGTTCCTTAATCTGCCCGCCGCCTATTGTGGGCGCAAGATAATACTCAGTGGAAGTGGCGTGGCCATAGAATTCATCTTTATCCCACGCGAAGGCTTGAACGCCAGACTCATTGGTTGGATTATCCGGCCACTGTTTTTCAAATGCCTTGGTCCATTTTTTCCCGTCATGAGAAACCATGATGATCGAACCAGAACCAGAACCAAGCGTGGCCGGATCAATGAGCGCATAATTTCCGCCGAGGACAAACGTGGGCTTCCCGCTGATACCGGGAAGTTGTTTGTACGATCCCGCTGGGATATTCGCCGCGTCCCAACTGGTTGCGTCGCCATGAATGGTGAAGGCGCCAAGATTGCCTAGATCCTCGAATAATTCTTTCTTGTCCTTCTTGCGTTGCTTTACAGCCTCGGGACTCAGTTCGTCCTTGCTGTCGATGCTGGCGTAAAGGACAAATTCGGCATAGCCGCCAGCCACGAACACAGCGCCGCCCTGCTCCTCCCATTGCACATTGACGATTTGCTCGAATGGACCTTGCTCAACCGGCATTCAGACATCCGTTCGAATGAATGGCAAGGTCACGGATAGGCCGGACGGCTCAGCATCATCCGACTGCGTCACGCGCAGCCCATACGTGTCGCCCTCGGCAAAACCTACGGCGGACGGAATACTGAACTCGCCGAGCTGTCCGCCGGCGGTATCAATCTCGCCGTTGGCTACAAATGTGATGGTGCCGATCTCGGTGCGGTTCCACTCAATCGATATGATGATATCGGTTGCGCCGGTCGCGGCGGTGCCGACATCGAGATAGGCATAAGCACGTTCAGCGCCATCGAGCCGCATGTTTCGGTTGGCAATGCCGACGAACAGCAACTCGTCCGCCGCGCGCTGAATGCTGCCCGGCACGAAAATCGCGGCGTCGTAATTGACATCACGGAGCGGCATCCAGAGCGAATAAAGTGGATTTGTCCCGTCCGTGGCATTCGGATCAAATGGCGCCGGCCATGGCGGCGAGGTATGACTCTCCAGCACCTGATAGAAGCCGTTGTCCGCGGTAAACAAGTGCCCCGGTATATATGGTCTGTCATTCACCCAATCGCCGACATAAGTGAAAGTTGCAACCGGCAACGGAATGATCTGCGTTGTGCTGTCGGTGAAATGAAACGTCATAGCGTTGGAGGTATAAGTAACTGTATCGATCCGCTTGCCTTCGGCCAAGTCGGCCGCCAGGCCCACAATACGCTGATCGACATCGTAAAAATTGCCATCGACTTGCGGCGCGCTGTTCGGCGTGCCGGTCCCAGCTCCCCAGGCACCAGCCGTGACATAGACGATCGTCATTCCGTTCCCCCTGACTCATCTTTCTTTGTAACGATAGCCCGCCGACGGATTTCGATGTTATCCTTTTCCTCTATAGGTCGGTAAAACCGAATTCCCACGGAAGTAGTATAATTAAAATAAGGATCGTCTGGGTTCATCGGTCCCTGACCGGAGTTAAAACTTGGGTCCTTGTTGCCTTTTTTGGCCGGTGGCCCCTTCTCCTTTATTCTGTTGACGGCTCGAATGTCGACAAAATTGTTCTTGTTGATCTTGCCGTTCTTTTCCTTTTGATAGACGCGCGCCTCATCTTCGCGCCGCTCAATTTCCGAGTGTGTGTTTGACGATGCACTCGAGCTATAGCTATATGATACGTTCAACACCTGAGCCCCGTTGCCGCTGATCTTTGCAAAGCCTTGAGTGGGGTCCTGTGCCGGCGGCACCGGCTGGGCGGGCGCCGGCCGGATGTTGGGGAAAACAACCGGCCGGACGACGACTTCAAAGCCGGCCATTACACTGCCTCCAGATCATATCCGGTGGGTATCTTCAGGTCAGTCATTTCGATTTCGTAGGCTGTCTCGAATGCGCGCGTCATGCTCTTGAGCTTGAATGTCCCATGCGTTTCATATGACGGCATGATATTGTCAGAGACCCATGCCTGATTTGCCGCGAGCATGGCCGCCGCCTCTTCCGGGCTATGGGCAATTCCCCCCGGTGCCGACTCCTCTGGCGCTTCCGGGCCAAATGTAACACTCAGCCCAACTTCGATGACATCGTCCGCTGTAAGAGCGGACAGAAAGTCGAGGCCATCATCATTTGGCGCGGCAACCGGCGGTGCGTAGCCGACTGACAAATCAAGCGGGAATAGGACCACTCGATTGACAAACACCTGATAGTCCGCGCCGACATAGTCAATGGTGCAATAGGTCGGGTCTCCTTCCGCCGCTGCTACCGTGCCGCCATTGCCGATCGTGCAGCCGATCTTGACCTCGCACTTGATCTGGCCGTCGGAACCATCGAGCGCGACCGAATAGCCGATGATCTTGCCGGTTGCCTCGCCCACCCGCGGCTCGGCCAGGAAGGCATTTTTGCGCAACGTGATTTCCGGCATGCGCGCGAGCTTGGGCGCGAACGTGATCTCGACCACGCGCGCCCGCTTCATCAGATGCGCGCGGGCCAACGCGATCAGATGCTCGATGCTCTGATTGCCGCGCTCGGTTGCAATATACGATCGACGCCGCGGATCGATGATCGGCGCCAACTCTTCGCCGCTGCTCAGGTTAACGGAACGGATATCATCGAGGCGCAGCGCCTCGCCATCCTCGGGATCGGTCAGGATTGGCTGCGCGTCGGCAAACAATGTAAACGATACCTTCTCGGTGCATTGCCGCCCGGCCTTGTAGCCTGCCACCAGAGTAGCTTTGATGCCTTGCACCGCTACAAAGGAGCCACTGGATGAATGGCTTGCGCTGGCCGAATAATTATTATTGCCATCATCATCCAGATCATTGACTACGTTAGAAGTATCTGTAGTGACAACATTGTAAAGATTGCCCCCTACGGCATAGCTAGTACGCGATTCATTCCATTCGACCTTGGTCGTACCGCCATTATATTCTTGAAGTTCAAAGCTGCCACTGCGGCTCACGGTGTTTGACTGAAAGCTGACCTGATTGGTTGCAGACGAGTCCGCGACCTCCCAACCGTCGCCGAGGCCGGCTTTATTCTTGGGCCAAGAGCCCGCATCCAAATACGGAATTACGCCGTTTGCAACTCCCGGCCAGTGCGAAACCAGATAGCCGGTCAGATCAACCCTGCCGTTCGCTTGTTGGGTCCAGGTATATTCGGCGCTGACATCGACGCGCGTGAGCGGCCCACTACTCAGGTTGAGGCCGAGCCCGTCGTAAAGCACATCTCCATTCGCGCAAAGGAATGAAACCAGGCCGTCCTCGCCGTCGATCTCGTCCGATACGGTGATGACATGGGTCTCTCGGTCGTAATGCCATATCTTGGTGTAGCCCTCGAGCACGACCTCGGGATCATTGCGACTCTGCGGATCGATCACCGCCTCATCATAATACGGCAGCACCCGTAAGGTATCGGCCAGAGCTTCCTTCTGCGCCACGAGGTCGACCGGCTTGGCGACAAATTCCAGCGTGACCAGTTCCTCGAAGATGCTGGTCGGGATACCGACGAGCCGGCCGCGGAACTTGATCAGTGCCGGGCCACAGTCGAGCGCGAACCATGCCCATATTTTGCGGCCGGGGCCGAGCAGCCCGATCGGATCGCCGTCCACATTGCGCGGCCGCCGCACGACGGCAGTCAGGCTCGCCGGATCGCCTTCGTCCTGCTTGAGCGTGAACGAAAACACGCTCTCGTCCCAGCGCAGATGTTCAGGCCCGAACGTGGTTTCACTGGCATCGATCCAGGCAAAATACGGCAAGCCCGCAGGCATTGGTTAGACCGTCCTCTGTTCGGCCTCGAGCTGCCAGGCGATCTCGGCCGCCCACTCGTCGCGCGAGCTGTTCCACTTGGTGACCTTGGCAAGGATGATCAGCACGTCGCCGGTGGTGTTGGCGGCCCCCATGCCGGGAATGCAGGTGATGGTGATGTCCTGGCCGGGCCATACATCGGTGAGCTCGGGCACCTCGTGGTCGGTGCAGGTGATAGAGACCTTGTGCTGCCGGAACTGCGCCAACGAGAGGTCGGCCAGATCGCCGCGGCAATCGCGCGCCAGCGCCGCCGCCTGGTCGATGGGCTCAAGCGTCATGGTGATGCCACGCACGGCGTACTGGCTAAAGTCGATGCCGTCGATCGCGAGCAGCGTGTAGGGCGGATGCGCCATCAGGCGTACCGGCTCGGCTTGCGCCCGCCGCTGCGGACCTGCGCCAGCGCCGCCGCCCGGTGCAACTGATCGACCACGTCGGCCGAGGCGCGCAGGCCGCCGATCGCCGGCAGGCCGGGAAACTGGATGGTGACATTGCTGCCGCCAGCGAGGCCACCGGCGGCAAACGCCGGCATCCGCGGCACCATGCCACCGAGCGCGAACCGGCCCATGCCGTCGAGCACGCGCGAGAGGTTGCCACCGCTTCGCCGCAGTGCCTCGAGGAACGCCAGCACACCAGGCTGCGCCACCGCCCGCGCCGGCGTGATGTATTCACCGCGCGAAAGCCAAGCCAGATTGCTGTCCGATGTCCCCGTTCCACGGCCACCGAGCAACCCGCCCGCCGCCTTGCCGGGAGCACTGCCGCCGGTTGCCGGCGCGCTCGGTTTTAGCCCGATGAACTGCAGCACCGCGTCAATCGCTTTCTGGATCGCGCCGGTGAGCGCATTCCAAGCCGCCACGCCGGCGCTCGCGATACTGTCCCAGGTGATGCTGCCGAGCGCAGATCCAAGCTGACTAACGGCATCAATGACCAACTGGATCGGAGCCGCCAGCGCCGCGATCACCTGCGCGCCGACAGTTGCGACGCTATTGATGGCACTCCCCAGCGCGGTGAACTCTTGCACCGTCGTCGCAATGCCGCCTTTGATCGCATCGAACACCGCAGTCAATCCGGCAATCCCGGCAATGGCAATCGGCGCACCGATCGCACTCTTGAAGCGCTCCCAATCTGCCGACAGTTGCTCGGTACTCTGCCGCATCTTATTCGCTGCGGCCTCCTGCTCGGCCGTGAGGGTCGCGAATTTCTGCGCAAATTGATCGACGGTTATGCTGCCGGTTCGCAATCCCGCGACCAGCTCCGGGCCAGCGGCGCCAAATCTTTGCATCGCGATCTGAGCGGCCAGCGCTTTATCCGGCAGTTGCGCCAGCGCCGTGATGATCTTCTGCGCCTGGGTGACAGCGTCATCGCTGACCTTGATGTCGATGCCGAGTCCCTTGAGCTTGGCCAGCTCAACGCCGAGTTTCTGCACGTCCTCGAACGTCGTGCCGGGTACGCCCTCGCCCATTTTGACCAGTTCGGCCCGCGCGGCCTTGCCAGCCTCGGTGAACTGCTCCGCCGTCTTTTGCAGTCGCTTGAATTGTTCCGCAACCTGGCCGCCGCCCACACCGCGATCAATAGCTTTTTGCACATCCTGAGCATCCCGCTTGACCTGCTCAAGACTGATCTTGTCGGCATCGCTCTTGACCTGCGCCAGCGCGGCGCTGATGCCTTGTGCCGAGATCCCAGCCTGCTCGAGACCGCGCCTGAACTGATCCACATTCTCGATCGAGACGCCGAGTTTTGCCGCCTCGTCGCTGACCTTGTTGACGGCATCCGAGAACGCGAACACTGCCTTGGTGGCGAGAGCAAATGCCGCGACGATCGCCGTGCCGACAATGGGCGCGGCCGCCGCCAGTGCGGATAACCCGGTCTCGACCGAGGTGATGCCCTGCACCAGGGTTTCGAGATTCTTGGCCGATTGCACCGCCTTCTGGATCTTCTCGATCGAGTCAACGCCGGTGACGCCCATGTCCTTGAGCTTTTGCGTCACCTCTTCCGGCTTGAGCTGTTTGAAACCGCCGGCCTGCTCGGCCGACTTGCTGATGTCGGCAAATGCCTTCTGCCCGGCCTCGCCGATACCTTGGAGCTGCTTCTCGATCTCGGCGCCGCCGTCGAGCGCGATCTGGATCGATAGTTTCTCGGCCATCTAGTTGTCCCTAAAATGCTTGATGAACAGTTGCGCGATTTTCGCCGCGTGCTGCTTGACGATCTCGGTTATGCGCCACTTCTTCGGGATGCGAACCGACGGCACGCCGATATAGAGCGGCTTGCGGTCGCGGTCTTTGTCATTGGCATCGAACAGCATTGGCTTGCCGCGCACCGTGGCCGAGACCAGTTTCTTGCCCGAGCGACTAGCGGTCGGGGCGCCGGGCGTGGTCGGTATCCACAGCAACGGTTTGCCGGCAATGGTCGCGCCGTGCTCGAACACGCCGGCAAAGCCGAACTTGTGAAAGATGATAGCCTTGGCCTGCAGCGATGGCTGGCCGCCTTCGACTGCGTCTTGCGTCCGATATTGCAATCCGCTTTGCCATTTCGGCCCGAACTTGCCGGCACCCGCTATGTTGCTGCGGCCTTCCTGCACCGCATCGGCGGCGGTCTCGCGCAACGCCGCAACCGCGGCCACGGCGACCGGCCGCTGCTTGTCGCGGATCATCTTGAGCCAGGCCGGTTGGTCGACCGTGACCTTAAACTTCGCGACCATTATTGCCCCAACATCACCCGCTGATTTCCTTCAGCGTTTTCTCAATCGCCTGCTTGTCGCCCTGCGCGCCGATGGCGGCGATCGCTAGTGCGTCGGCCCTCTCGATGCGATCGAGCCTGTCGCTGAATTCGAGATAGGCCGCGATCTGCCGCGGCGACAGGTTCATTGTAAATTCGGGGGGGAATCCGTGTCGGATAAGGGCGGTGATGGCGACGGCGATGTCTTCAAGCGGACTTTGTATATCTTCTTTGCTTCTTCGCCCGCTGCGCCGGTGAGCCTCTTCGCCATTTCGGCGAACTGCTGCACCAGGTCTTCGAAGAAGCCAAGCCCATTTGGGAATGTGATTCCGATAATGACCACGACCAGCTTCAATTGGTCTTCCAGAAGAAACGCCGTATCGGCGTGATGTTCCGCTTTTTCATCCCCGAGGTGGCCACAACCTGCAGCAATGATTGGGCCAACCGCGGCACCAAATTGCCCAACCAGCTTCGACCCGACATCTGCAGCAACAAAACCGCCAAGCAAAATCCCCATAATCCCTGGAAAACGTACCGCAAGAGTTCCAATGGAATTTGCGCCCAAACTACGCACCGTCAACTTTTGACCGCTGATCCTGACGACCTCGACTGCCGCCGATGGTGCAATGTCCAGAAGGTCTGCCATGGCTTGCCTCACGCAGTTGGTTCCGCGACATCCCAGACGCCGAACGAGCCATCAGGGGCTTTCTGCACCTCGGCCTCGAGTCCAATGATCGAGAAGTCATCGGCATCGGTGATGAAGCTGAAATCCCCCGAGGGCACGAACGACACATCGCCAGTCCAACTGACATGCTGGCCGATGTCATTGGTGCCGACGACTTGCATTGTGCCGACAAATTCAGCCTTCGTCAGTCCCGTAATGGTGCCGGTGCCATCGGTGCCGCTGGTCAGAGTACCGAGTGCAAACATTGCGAGATTTTCGGCGGTGATTTCGTCGAGCGTGACCTTGATGGTTGCACCGATCGAGGTGACGGCGGTGTAATCCTTCGTTTTGATCCCCTCTCTCGAACTGAAATGTTCCTTCTTCTCGACGTTCGGCGTGTACACAAACGACGGCGCGTTGCCGAGGTCGACGAAGGTCGATGAACCCGCTTCCTTGAACGAAACAATCCCTTTGCCGATGTGATAATTCTGGACATTCGGTGACGTAGGCATAGCGGTGTTCTCCTTTCCTAGAGATCGTCGGGCCAAAGTGTGTACTTGAACATGAACAGCACCCGCAGGAATCCACTCTGCGAACGCCCGTAGCCGAAGTCGGTGTTACATCCGAGATAGCGGATCGCCCCGTCACCGCGCGGGCTGGATTTGGCGATTAGATTGTTGAGCCCGGTATCGAACAGCACCCGCTTGATCGATTCACGGCGCAGTGCAGTCAGATCGGACCCGACCTCATCGGCCTGCTGCATGAAGACAATCTCAGGCGTCATCTGCACGACGATCGAGCTGTTGGATTGACGGTTTTGCCCGCCGCCGCTGCTTTCCTCATCAGCATCGAACACCATCACCGCCGGCAATTGATTCTCGGGAACATCGACACTGTTGCGCTGCGCCCATCGGATGTTGGGAATGTCGGCGACCACCTCGAGCAGTCGCGCCAGGATATCCTCGCGCACGTCAGCCATTGGTCGACTCGATCGCCTTCAGCAGGAACCGCACCTCGCCGAGATCCTCGCCGTTCGGACTGCCGCGCATTTCATGCGAGCGCACGACCCAGTTGCGGCCATTGAATGTCAACGTCACGCCCTGGTAATCGTCGCGCACGATTCCCTTTGCGGCGAGTTCGGGGACGCGGGCGAAGGCGCCTGGCCCGATGGTGCGCACTTCCATGGTTCCGTCGATGTTGGACTTCGGCCGGGTGTCGTCGATCACGGTGAGCGCGATCTCGGTTCCCGCAGCAGTCAGCGTCGCCGGCACGCCGATCACGTCAAAGGCCGGATCATAGAGCATCACGCTGAAGTCGATCATCGCCATTCCCTACGAAACGCGAACGTCCCGATATCCTCGCGGCCGAGCTCGGTCTCGATCCTGCTTTCCGACACCAGGGCGAAGCCGCACAGGTTCATTGCAAACACCAGCCCGTCGCGAGAAAAAAACCAACAATGCTCCTCCGGCTTGAAGTGCTTGGAGGCCAGCACATGCTCGGCGTCGCGGAAGATCGGCAACGACGCAAATATCCAGTCCTTCACATTGGCCAGGAGCGACTGAAAATCCGGGATATGTTCGAGTACATCCCACAGCGAGCACGCATCGAACGAAACCAGATGCGGATCGACCAGCAACATCCGCTGCTCGAGCCAGGCGAGACCGGCGGGATTGACGTCGTAGCCATAGGTTGTGCGATGGCGCGATCGCCGCGCTTCGATGAACGCACCCGAGCCGATACCGACATCGACCAGTGCTCCTCTGTAATGCTGCTCGACGAAGTTGCAGCGCGCCTGCATCAGCGCGCGGCCGAGATCGGTCTGCGCATTGCGATCGAAACTGTCGAAGTAGTCCTGATCGTAGGGCACAAACCCAGCCTCGACCGGATAATGGCCGATGCCGAGTTCCGGCCACCAGGTCAGGCGGCGGCGCGCGAACTGCGCGACCAGCGATGGAACTGCCCGACGGGGTCGGCGATGCTCTTGTCGCAGTTGTGCAACATATTCGTGCATCGGCAAAAGTTCTCCGGTTTGGCGAAGCCGATGCGGCTGAGATCGAGCCGCGGATCGGTGATCTTCTCGGGCGCGTTGTGGCCGCCGTGGCCGCCCAGCACGACGAAGGTCTTGACCTTGAGCGCGAGCCCGGCCGGCACGATCCAGCCGACGCCGCCAACGACGATGTCCGCGTCACGCACCAGGGCGAGCAGCTCGCGCACCGCCAGTTCGCCGAACACAAAGTAACGATGCGCCGGCGGCAGTTCCCCGACCGCCCATTCCTGGCCGGGCGCGATATCGGCGACCGCGACCACGGTGTGCGTCGCCATCAACTCGCGGGCCAAGTCGTTGACATATTCCGGCCGCGGGTTACGCGCCTCGTTGCGCCATTCGCTGCGCACCGTCACCGGCCGGATCACCGCGATCGGCCGCTCCGAGACCACCGGCGAGGCCCCCATATCCGGCAGATCGAACAGTGCCGGATCGAAGGTGACCTTCAGCGCCGCCCACCGGGCTTCCAGCGAGCGGATGATCGAGCGCGATGCCAGATCGAAATAGCCGACCTTGATCTCGCGCATTGGCGCCGGGATCGATCGCATCCACCGATCGGCCGGTTGCCGCGCTATGTTCTTTTGCTGCGTCCGCAGCTTTCGTCCGCCGCGGATGAATTTGATATCGAGGTCGGCGTAGAGCTCGGGCCACGGCGTCTCGAGGTGGACCTCGTACTGTGCCGCTGCCGCGCGCACGAACGGGCGGGAGTAGACGTTATCTCCCAAGCCCCACATGCCACGGATCAGGACCGGCTTAGGCGGCGAGGTCGCTGCGCTCACCCAGCACGTCCTGCAAGCTGATGACCGGCAACAGATCGGTCCAGGCCGTCCCCGGCGAGGCGTTGAACCCCGCGATTTTGAGCGTCCGCAGCGACGGCACGATCGTCACCAGGTCTGCGTGTTGCTTGTCGTAACAGCCGGCCCGGTGCGGCCAGCGATGCGGCTGGTGATGATGGCTGCGGCCGTCGGCGGCAAGCCGACCATCGGCGCCGAGCCAGACGATGGTGCCGCCCGGTCCGATGAGATGCGCCGCCAGGTTGGTGGCCGCCGTCAGCGAGGTCCATTTCTGCGTCAGGCTGTCGTGCGCGAGCGCCAGCCCCGGCGGCTTGGCGGCGCGGCACATCAGCACCTTCTTGTCCTCCGAGCACAGGCGCGAGGTGGTGACGACGCGGCCACGGAAGCTCGCCACCGCCGCCCGGTTCTCGGACTCGTTCCACCAGCGCCAGTCGCCGAAATAGAGGAAGTCCGCCCATGGCAGTTTGTAGACGCTGGAATTGATCGCGATCACGCGCCGGCCGCGCAACGCCTCGAGCGCGACCCCGAGCACCGACGGCCCGCCGCCGACGATGAACACGGTCTCGCCTTCCCATTCGCGCGGCACGGTCCAGAAGCTAGGCGACATAGAGGCGCCGATACGGTTTTATCAGATCGACCACGGGCGCCGACAGGTAGCCCGACGAGGCCGTCGACAGCGACGGCGTGAAATAGGCGACACGGGTATCGCCGTGCTGTACTTCGCGGATGCCGGGATCGCGCGAACCGGTGGTGCGGCCCTCGTTCACCGCCTGGATCACCGCCTGCTGCAGCCGCGCCGGCGCACCTTCCGGCAGGTCATAGCCGCCCAGATAGAACACGGCCACGACTGTTTCCGCCCAGCAACCGCCGGTCCACAGCCGCCCGCTGTCCGGATCGAACTCATAGTCGGACGCGGTCGCGCCTGCAGTCGAGATTTCGTACACCTCGATGACCGGATAAAGCGACAGCGTCAGCGCCTGCCGCGGCAGCATGGTTTCGTTGCGATCAAAGGTGAACGTCTCCAGCGCCTCGGCCAGCCCAAAACGGCGGTCGCAATATTCTGCAATGATGCGTGACTGCATGGTGATCGCGGCCTGCAGCGCCGAGTCTTCCGTCGTGCCCTCGATGCCGAGCGCAAACTTGAGATCGTCCAGACTGATCAGGTCAGGCCCGGCGCTGTCGGACGACTCTTCGAGGATTTCAAGAATCGAGTGCATTACTTGAACCTGACCGGCTCGAGTGTGCGTTTCTCGTCCGCCCGCAGATCGCGGCCGTCGTTGCCGCGCTTGACGGCGAGGCGCCAGTCGTCCGACTTGCCGGGCTTGGCGGTGGTTGCGACCTGGGCGATGAAGAATGAGCCGCCCAAGGTGACGCCGTCGCCGGCGACATAAGCCGCGCCCTCTTTCCACACGCCGGCATCGAGCACGATGGCGGTCTTGATCTCATGCACCGTCTCGCCCAGAACCCAGCGCAAGGTGCGGCCGCCGTCGGACGTGGTGACCGCCGCGGTCTTGAATGCGCGCCCAACCTGCTCGACGACGTAATCCTGCAGGAATGTCAGATCGGCGGCATTGCGACCGGGCTCGCCCTTCTGCCCGCGCTCGCCGTCCTTGCCGCCGAGGCCAGTCGGACCCATGGCGCCTTGCATGCCCGGTTCCCCGGGCTCGCCCTTGCCGCCGATCTCGCCTTGTGGCCCGCGCTTGCCTTCCGGGCCGATTTCCCCGGACGGCCCCGGCATGCGCGCCAGCGCGCGAACCTCGGCCAGGGCGCGGTGGCCCATGGCAAGGCAAACGCCGATCGCCTCGTTTAGCGTGTACTGTGGAGCGGGGATCATCGATTTCTCGCTCATGCCGCCCCCTATGAAAAAATTATATCCGCACGCGCCTGCGTCAGGATGCCATCGGTCACGAGGTCCGATTTAAGTGTCTGCACTTTTTTCTTATTCATGTTGATCGTGCCATCTGATGTAACATTGTCCCAGTTCTTGGCGTTGCCCACCTTGTTAGCCGCAATGTCGGCTGCGCGTTTTTTCTCCAGCGCCAGATATTCGGCATTTGTCCAGCGCGCGATAAAATCCGATGGCGTGATCGTCGATTTGACCTCTGCCGGAATGGTCGCAATGACATTGTTTCCGATATCGATTTGCGCCTGAGTATTTCCTTCCTCCGGGATAAAGGTCCAGGTTGCACGGTCAACCGGGTCCACTACCGTGCAACTGATGGTCGGACAACCGGCATCTACGATAGCAGTATGCAGTGTCGATGCATCCATTTTGGATACCTCTACATTCTCAGTCTGGCAGCAAGAAAATCGGTCGAACCGCCGTTGAAGCCGTTGGCATTTGCTCCGTCGCCCTGCTCAACTCTTGCGAAGAAATGAAATCCTATGCCGGGATTGAAAACGCCGCTACTGGAAGTGGACATGAGTTGTACAAATGTGGTGGATGCATATACCTGATTAAACTGAATGCTAAAATCAACCACATCTAATCCAATTCCATGAAGGGTAACGGCAGCCGCTGCACCTGTTGTTCCACCTCTGGAGACATGACAGGCAAACACGCTGTCCTCGGCCAGCCCCAGCACGAAATAGATCGAATTGTTTCCAGAAGCTCGCGCGTAACGAGTCGTTGCCGCCGAATACGTATATTGTGCTCCGTTATCCGTGACGGTCGTTCCGACATCGACGCGGTTATAGGCATTCCACACTCCGAGAATGCCCAGGCCACCACCGGAAGCAGCGCTGCCAAATTGCCAGTTTAGAAGTGCCGAACTATCGCTTCTCGTAGTACCGACATAGGTGCCGCGCTGTGCGGCGGGGCCGTTGGTGATCGCGGCGTTGTTGAGCCAGATGCCGTTGACCCGCACCAGCCCAGGACGTGTACCGGTACCACTGGGTGTCGTGTCGCTCGTCCAGTCAGGGCAATGGCTGAGGCGTAGCGTTCCGGCATCATTCCAGACGAACCAGTCGTTGACCTTCTCAGAACCAATCGCGGCGGGGTTTTTGGTCGTGTCTGTCGTCGCGACACTCAACTCAGTAAACGCGGTCATTACCAAGTTAACGCCGTCGTAGAGAGGCAATGCACTGCCGACATAAGGCGAGTAATAAATCGTTGTCTTCGCCGACTGCGTCGTGGTCATCACAGGCGTGGCGGACTGCAGGGTCAGGCGCCCCTGCGGTGGTGATGGACTGCCAGCGCCAGGCGGACCTTGCGGACCCGTTGCACCAGGCGAACCCGCCGATCCGGTTGCACCGGTTGGTCCTTGCGCTCCAGGAGCACCGGGCGATCCCTGTGCTCCCGGATCGCCTTGTGGTCCGGCTGGGCCTGGAGGGCCGACCGGACCCGGATCGCCTTGTGGGCCGGGCGGCCCCTCCTGTCCCGGCCGCATGAACCCAGTCGAAATGACGTTATTGTTGGCAAACGTGCCGGCACCTTCGATCCAAAGAACTGCGATCTCAGTGTAGGTGCCCTGATCGATTGGCAGCGCAGTAACGCGAAAGAGGTGCCGAATGCTGCTGTCGTTAAAGTCCTGGATGAGAAGCTGATCATCAATCTGGGTGATGCCGAACACGAGTGTCGCATCACCGCCGACATCGGTCGTTTTGCTGCAATAGACTACAGTCGCCAGCGCTGGATTGGCATTGTTCAGCCGCAGATATCCCGAAGCAGGCGGCGGCGAGGTGGTGGTCGAAAAACGATATTTAATGACTGAGGTCGAAGCGCCCGGCTCGCCTTGTGGGCCCTGTATTCCGTCTATTCCGGGCGGTCCTTGCGCACCGGTCGCGCCGGGCGATCCTTGCGCGCCGGTGTCACCGGTTGGGCCTTGCGGTCCAACGTCGCCGGTGTCGCCCTTTGGCCCCGCTGATCCGGTCTCACCGGCTGGGCCAGGATCGCCTTGTGGCCCTTGTGGTCCGGGCGGACCCGGCGGGCCTTGCCCACCGTCTCCGTTGCCACTTCCGCCGCCGCCTCTACCGCCGCCGGCTGGAATCCGAATGCGATCGATGCGACCGTTTAGCTCGTCGACGTCCTCGTACAGTTCGGTGAAATTTTTATTACACTTGTCGAACGAGATCCGGATCTCATCGTTGGGCGGCAGTTCGTCGATGTTGATAATCTGCTGCGACATTTACGAGTTGCCGGGCTCTCGTTGCTCGAGCTGCGGCGATTCATGCAGCAAACGGATTGCGCTCGCGATCTGTTCGGCGAGCTCGGGCGGCAGTACGGCCTTGGTAAATGCCTCGGCGACGCAATCGCGCACGAACGGCACCATGCCCTTCGCGAGTTCGGTGATCTCGTTGTCGTCCATCATGCGGCCTCGCGATCCACGGCCCGCAGCGCCCGATCAAATCGCTCTCCGAGCGCAAGCACCTTGGCGGGAGCAGGTTCGGTCGGCGCGGGCTGCGGAGGCGGTGCTGGTGGCGTTGCCGGCGCGAACGGATCGGCCTGCGCGTCGCGCTTGGCCAGCGCTTCTGTGGAATAATTCTGTTGCTGCAGATAGCATGCATCACCACCTACGACCGGCTTGAGATCGAACTTGGCGCGGCCCTCGTTCGGCGACATCACACCGGCGCCGACCGCATCACGGATGGCGGTGACCTGGGTCACGGTATCCATGCGCAGCAGGTTCTCGGTGTCGAACTCGGTGCCGAGGCTCTCGCCGATGCCGATGCTGAGTGCCGCGTCGAGCAGTTCCTCCATTTCCTCGATGTGCGACTGCAGCGCTTGAGAGTAGTACTCAACGTTCAGAGATTGGATGTTGTTGTATGTCGGCAACACGCCGACGCCGACCTTGTATGGCGGGACGTGGTAGACCGAGCAGACCACCTCGGCCGACCATTTCAGTTGCTCGATCATCTGCGCTTCGACGTTGGTGATCGACATCTTTTCGTATTTCATGCCGCCGCTTAGGACGGCAACGCGACCGAGATTGACCCGCGAGAAGCGAAGCTCCCATTCCTCCTTGATGCGTTTTTCCTCGACATCGCTGATCTCACCTGGCGCGGTGAGCAGGCCACCCGGCACCGAAGCATTCTCGAACAGCAGCGCCGAGGTCTTTTGCGCATTGATGCCGAGCATCGAGGATAGTCCAGAGGCAAACACTGGCGGCGTCCCGACCAGCGGATGAAACAAGCAGTTGAAGCGATCGTGGATGATCTCGCGCGCCGGCACGACCATGTCGTCGATGTTGGCCAGGTTATCGCTGCTCAAACGATAGAACACGCTGCCGTCGTCGGCGACCAGCGGCTGCACCCGCGTCGGGTCGAGCACGTGCAGCGCGGTCACCACCATGCGATTGTCGCGCACCTTGAGCACATAGGTATTGCCGCGCGACAACTTCGACAGCACCCAGCTTTCCCAAAATTGATTGCGGGTCTGATAATCGTTCGGCCGCCGCAGCACCGGGCTGAACGCCGGGTTTGTCGTCTCAGACCAGATATCGTTTTTGTCCTTCTCGACCAGCTTGACCCGCAGTTTGGCGATATCGCGGGCGATCAGTGTCTTGCAGGCGAAGTCGGCGTGAAAACTTGACGCAGTGTCGACGTTGATTTCGAGGTTGCGCTGCCAGGCGCCGGTGAACGGCTCGCGGATGATCGGATACCAGCCGCCGCGGCCTTCCGGCACGGAGTTGAGCGCCTTGCGCTTCTCGCCGGTAAAAGGAATCGGCAGGCCGAAGATCCGCATCAGCGTTGTGCCTGTGCGATTTCGTGCTGCAGCCGCGCCACGCCCCAACGACGATCGACATCGATGCCCGACTGTGTGGCCTGCAGCCGCAGATCATCGAGCGTTGCCTCGATGGTGGCGGGCTCGAGCTCGGGTTCAACAGTTTGCGGCGTCGGCACTTCGGCCTCGGGCTTCGCTGCCGGCGCGCGAGCCGCAACTTTGTCCGCAAACCGCGCCTTCTTGCCTGCCACCAGCGCGATCGCATGCCGCGCCGGCACTTCGTATTCCTCGCCGGCGGTCAGGTGCCGGGTGCCGTACTTGTGCGGCTTGATCGCCATCAAGGGGCGCATTTTCATCGGTATCATCTCCGAAAAACGGGGGCGGGCGGGGAGGACGAATTCCCGCCCCCGAGGTGGCGAGAAAGTTAGGCGGTGTGGACGGGTCCGCCCCAGTCTGCGCTGGTCAGATACGCAACCGACTGCGTCCGGCCGCGCATCCAGTTGATGATACGCTCGGCTTTGACGCCGACGCTGTTGGTCTGCCAAAGACTTACAAGGGAAGCACCTGTCGGCGTACTCGCATCGTGCGTTGGAGCATCCGACATTTCGAGCGAAGCCTCCATGCTCGTATCGACGGAAACATCACCATCATCCGCCAGGAAGACATCCGTGGCATTGACCAGCACGACAAGAGCACTTGGGACATAATCACTGACGATCACCGGCATGCCGTAGACTGTTCCGCCGGTTGCACCCATGGTTGGGAATTCCTGCTGACCGAGCGGATTGACCATCATGGCCAGTGCCTGAGCGCAGGCCGATGTCATGATGAACACACCACTTGAAGGAGGATTATTCGCCGCATTGAACTTGGCAAGCAGCGAGCGAATATCCAACCGGATCGCATCGGAATCATCACCCGATGAGACGATTGTTGCCGCACCGTTGGTGATCGAGGCCGGCGACACATTCGTCACTGCGGTCTTTGACGGAGTGATAAAGTCGGTGTCGAGCCTCGCCCGCAATGCTTCCGCCAATTGATTGCGCACGATAGCATCCGACTTCGGATCGCTGAACCGGATGTTTTCCATGCTCAGCACACAGATGTTCGCGACCTTCAAGGGTGCAAGCGTGGTTCGCGTGAAGGCAAACGAGGTGAGAGGCTTGGCTTTCGCTTCGCCGACCCAGTAGCCGGCGCCGGCACCGGTCTGTGTAACGATCGGAACGCGGAACGGCACCGAAGTCAAAGCTGGAACGCCACCAGTGCCAAAGCGTCCCAGGATCGTCCTCGGTCGCAAATATTCCAAAAACGCCGCGACTGCCGCACCGCCGGTTTCTGCACCGATAAGGTTAGCGGCCCAGTTGCCCGAGAGTGTCGTGCCGGCGGGAACGGCAGCCTTGTAGAACGCGGCAACTTCGCTATCGCTGCCATACATTGCCGCGGCAACATCTGAGGCGCGTTCGCTGCTTACGCGCTGGATGATTTTGACTTTCACACGCCGGGCCAGTTCAATGCCGGGTTCGAGTGTCGGCTGTGCCTTGACGATGATCGAGCCGCTGCGCGTCGCCGCACCATCGTGCTGCGTGTCGACTTTGGTCACCGCCTTGGCCGCAAACGCCTTGGCCTGCTCGATCTTGCGCAGCCGCACCAGATCCCTGTCGAGCGCCTCGACCTCGCCGGCGAGCGTATCAAACTCGTCCTGCTCGCCCGCATCCGAAGTGCGGTCCTCGTCGAGACTCTTCTGCATCACGGCTTCCATGCGCGCCGCGCTCGCGGCACGTTTGGCTTCAAGCGCGGTAATTTGTTCGGCAATGGTTTTCATGGCGCCCTCCTGGGCAGCAGACTTCGGTTGCGATGATCCCGAGGCGCCGGGTGGGTTGAGATGAACAACACGACGCGGCTTTGCTTGGCCGGACGCGGCCCGCTGCGCAGTGTCGATCGATTTGATGGTCGCGATGGTGGCTTCCTGGTTCGCCGGGATCGTCACGGCGGACAGCTCGAGCCAGTCCCAGCGCGTGAAGCGGATGCCCTTGGTCTCTTCGATGAACGAAAACTCGATCGGCTTGAATCCGATCGAGAGGCCGGACACGAGACCCAGCTTTAACGACTGCCAGGCCTCGTCGAGGCGATCCTTGAGACGGCCGGGCTCGGCAAGTTGTGCGAGCTTGGCGACAATCTCGATGCCGGCTTTGCCGACCTTGGCCTTGATGACGTGACCGATCGGCTGCTCCGAGTCATGGTGAAACAAAAGCGGCATCGGCAGCTTGAACTGCGCCCCGGTCGGTTCGACCACATCCTCGAGCCGGTCCGGCGTCGGCGTCGATGCCATGCCGGTGATGACGCGCGCGTCCTCGTCGACCCCCTTTATTTCAAGGAGGGAATAGGCTCGGTTCAACATGGGAGTTAGTCCTTCAGTAGAATACGTTGCCGCTTTGTTTCTGCTGCAGTGGAAATGATGCGCAGCCTGTTATGCGCAATCGCTTTTGAAATTCTTCCCATTGTTTCGGCGACAATTCATAAACGAGCTTGCCATCAGCCGCCTTCGGATCAAGGAATTCCACCCTCACCGATCCGTCTGGTGCCAACTGATAAGGAAACCCTGATTTTCCGGTTTCGGAGCGTGCTATCACTGCATTCTGATTTTCAGGCGAAAAACAGCCGAACCTCGGGTCGCTTTTGCGGTTCGGGATTGAGTGCGAGTAGCGCGACTGCGTTAAAAAGTGACATGAGCGGGTCAATCTTGCCATAACCCGAATCGTCGCGCGCGATCCGCATCCCGGTCGGCGTCGGCACGATGCGCGCATTGCCGGCGCACCACGTCATCAGCGCCTGGCCGCCGTGCTTGAAACTGCCGTCGACGAGCTTGCGCTCGACGGTCTTGATGCTGCCCATCAACGAGAGACCTTGCCTGACGCCGGCGAGCAGCTTGTTTTCCTGCGTGACGCCGATTTTTGCGAGGGCATCGACAATGCCGCCGATCCCGATCGCGTCCACGCCGACACCCGCCAGCTTCTTTGTTTCTTTCACCTTCTCGACAATGTCGGTGACGTAGGAAATGTCATCCGGCAATTCCTCGACCACGGTTAAGTCGCCGTCGGCCTGAAACCTTTCATAAAACCCGGTATTAGCTTTTCGCCGCTCGAGCCCTTCCGGCGAAATCAGTGCATGCGTCCACGCCAGGTGCGTCTTCGTATCCTTCTCGCGTCCGACCACGGCAATGCCGAGCAGGTCGTCAAGCCCGCCACCGTCGATGCCGACGACCACCGCCTCCGAGCGCGCCAGCACGCCATCAAGCGATAGCCCCTCCTCGAAACCGCGGGACCAATAATTTGCACCAGCCCAACCATCGGCACGCAGACTCATCCCGATTTGGACGTTGAAATGTTGGCTCGCGATCAAGGCGACCGCTGCCGGCCCGTCAGCCTCGGCGCGAACGATCTCGCGCGCGAGGAAGTCCTCGTTGGTCGACCTCCCCAAATTCGGGTTGACCAGCGGCCAGTACCGGCGATCGCGCCATCCGCCGTCGCGCGCCAACCGATCGGGCAGTTCGTATAACACGGGTAGCATTGGCATCCGCATCTTGCCGTCGCGCACCGAGCGCGCCATCGCCAACTCCGACGCAAACACACCGCTCGGCGTCTGCTTGCTCTGCGTCGTGGTCTGAAACAGAAACCCGTCCGGCCGCTTGGTCAGCGCGCCGCGGAGCTCGACGAATATCTCCGCCGCATTGCTTTTGCGTGCAAATTGATGGGTTTCATCGATCATCGTGCCGGTGCATTTTGAGCCCGTAATGACGTCGGTGTCGGCCGCCTTAATTTGTAGCGTTGCGCCCGTGCGGCGGTGTGTAATGCGCCGGATGTGGTCTTGCACGTGAAAAAGTTTTGATAGCTCAGTATCTAGGCGGATCGTCCCCTTAGCCTGCTTATAGGCGATTGCCGCAATCTCCATTGTGGGAGCCACGAAAAGATATTCTGACTCCGGCCGCCGGTTGACGATGATCGCCGTCAGCATCACCGCTCCGCCAAGAGAACTTTTTCCGTTGCCTTTCGGAATTAATAGAAAATATTCGCTGATGTGCCGACTGTTGGTGTCCCATTCATACGATCCGAACAGCGCGGCCACGATGGACAGGAACCATGGCGCGCAAACCTCATCCAGCGTGGGAGTACCAATCATATCCGGCACCCGCAGCCGCTTGAATACCCGCAGCGCCTTCGCCGCCTCGGCCTCATACAGCGGCAGATCCGGCACCAGCGAGCGGCCGTCTAGGATCCGCTCCTCCCAGTCCCGGCAACTCGTGTCCCAGTCCTCGCCCCGCGATGGCTCGGGAACATCGGAAACAACCGGCATTGCCGGCGGGTCGTCAGGGACCGGAACAAAGCTCAGCATCAGTTGGCCCTAATTTCAGACTCCAGGTCATCGACCCATGGCGTGCCCGCACCGGCCGCCGCCGCCTCTTTGTTTTGCCGATCCTTTTTGCTTGGTCGACGAGCGTCCGTCAGTCGTGGGTGACAGTAGGGTGCCGCAGCAATCGCCAGCCGGTCACGCCGGTCTGAGTCTGCGGTTGAATCGTTGATCACCATCAGCAAATAGTTGAGCGGTGACATCTGGCCAGGTTGAATGTCAGCCTTCACAATCAACCGCGCTTGCGCCCGAGATCGCTCAATAGCCAGTTCCCTTTTTCTGGGCGTTCGCATTGTGTTACAACCCCTATCTTGATCCAAAAAATCTGCGCGTGAC